CGCTACGCCATAGCTTGGTGAGATTCCATGAGTGAGCGAAATAGCGGGCCGGAGTGCATCGACTACCAGGAGAGGACAGTAAATAGCCTCCAGGTATATAAATAGAGGTCTTTAATAAACGGGAGAGATGAATATCGGTAGAATCCGACGGTGTAAGTCCGCTATAGCCCTGTCCCCAATAAACGAAGATCGAAAAAAGTGTCAAAAAACAATACTATAAAATATCACTATGCAACAAAATGAACTAAGCGAAATATTCGAATCTATAAAGGATCTTCAACTAACAGACGAAGATCTTCAAGGATTATACATCTTCTTAGCAATGAACTATGAGAATTTTACCGAAGAAGAAAAACTGTATTGGAACATAATTATGGAAAAACTAGACCCTGAATTTCACAATGAAGACTAAAATAGAACTTTATGCGCTGGATACGTGCGGAACTTGCGGAAGAATAAAGTATGCGCTTATGGCCGAAGAAATTGAATTCGAATTGGTTAACTGCGCTGATAGCAATAACAAAAAATGTGATTCACTAGAAGACAAGGTAGACTGCGGTAGGTATCCCATGGCCGTCGTAAAGAAAAACGGAACAACTACGATTATCCACTTCTGCGATAACAAGCCGGCTGGAGGCACTATCACCAAGAGAATTCCCGTTGACTCCGAAGATAAATTTCTTAGCGAGCTAAAAAAGGCTTACATTTAAAATAAAAGTTATATGAAAAAAGTTTCTGCTGAACAGATTCAAGAGAATCTGAATAAGTTTTATTCTTATATCGATAACTATATCTCTGGAGAAAGGCGAGATAAGCTTAAGTCTTTCTATAAAGATGTAGAAGTAGAACTTTCTACTGCGCCTGCCTCAAGCAAAGTATCTCATCACAATTGTTTTCCTGGAGGTTACCTTGATCACGTTCTTAGGGTCACTGAAGCAGCACTTGTAATGGACAGAGTGTGGACTAAATTTGGTCAGAAGCAAAATTATACTATTGAAGAATTGGTCTTCTCAGCACTTAATCACGATCTAGGTAAGTTAGGAACAAACGACAATCCTTTCTACGTTCCTAATGACTCTCAGTGGCACATAGAGAAACAAGGCGCTTACTACAAGTACAATACCAGTATGACACACATGAGAATAGCAGATCGAAGTCTATATTATCTCCAGCAAGAGGGAATATCGGTAACAGAAAACGAGTTCTTGGCAATAAAATTACACGACGGTCTCTACGAAGAGGCAAACAAGGCTTACTATATGCCTTACGGTTCCGATTTTCAAATCAAAACAAACTTAGTTCACATCCTTCACCAAGCAGATCTAATGTCTGCTAAAGTAGAGGAACAAATCAATTAAACATGACAACAACTTGGATAATGGTAGCCATTTGGGTATTAACCGTATTGGGCTACGTAATATTTAATCTCTACCAAAAGAATAAGAAGCTAGAAGACATGGTAGTTAGACAGCAACTTTTTATCAACGACGCGATGTCTGCTTACAAAGAGATCGATCTTTTGGCCGACAAGATAGATAAAACGCTTTGGGTGCAATCCGATCCTGAGTTTCTACAATTGATGGAAGAAATAAAGAATCTTCAAAGCATGCTAAAACAATACACTGAGACCAAGTAATAGGGAGTATGATCGAAATTATTGAAAACGAAGAGGTAAAGCTAACCAAGAAAGGGAAGCCGAGAAAAAGAAAGCCAAAGACTAAAAACAACTACTTTACGGAAGATACCGAAGAAGCGATTCTGAAGTATCGAATGAGTACTAACCAGGCAGAAAGGAACAAGATCTATAACGATAAGATCCACTACGGTTTTTACAAACTGGCTGAGAACATTATCCACACTTTCAAGTTTTACTACACGGAGGTAGACAAGATCGAGGACCTAAAGTACGAGGTAGTTTCTTTCCTCCTACAAAAGTTAGACCTTTACGATCAATCAAAGGGTAAAGCTTACTCCTATTTCGGTACGATAGCTAAAAGGTACCTAATCATCTACAACCAAAAGAATTACAAGAAGTTGGTGAACAAGATGGAGATACCAAACAACGAAGAGGACGACGATTCTTTCAAACAAGCAGTAACGATAAGCGATGAATCCGAACCTGATCGGTTCGAAATCGTAGAGCTTATGGTAAAGGAACTGGACGAAAAACTCATCGATATGTTTGATAAGCCAGAGGAACTTAGGGTAGCTTTCGCTATATTGGAGATCTTCAAGAAAAGGGAAAACATCGAGATCTTTAATAAAAAAGCTCTGTTCATATACATCAAGGAGATGACAGACGCTCAATCGAACACTATCACCAAGGTTATCAAGAAAATAAAGACTCTTTACGTTCAAATCTTGAATCGTTACATTGAGAATGTCGACTATTGATATTTATTTTTAAAGTTAGTTCTATGGAACAACAAGAGAAAGAAATATTTAAGGGCAAGTCCATATCAGACCTAGCAAAAGAGATCTACGATAAACACAAAGAGCAAGATCAAGCGATAAAAACAAGGATAAACCAACTCGCAGACATGGTAGAGAGTCCTGGAGACGCTATCGTGATAGTTCCGATGTTAAAGGGTTACTTCGATTCTAGCCTAAAGAACGACGAGGTTCTGATGAAAATGCTTCAGATATTCCAAAAACAGGAAGAAAAGAAGATTGCAGGAGTGGAAGACAATGGTCTATTGACGGAAAAAGACATCGAACAGCTCTTTCAAGAGGTTTCCACTTACACTGTATCAGCACCTGCACCAGAACAAAAACAAATAGAGGACAACCAAGATGGCCAATAGTATCATATTTGGATCTACTCCGCAAGGAGGAGCAGGAGATATACGAGGTCAGTACTTTTTAATAGGTAGAGTCACTAGTGTAGTGCTTGGAGAATTTTTTGACGATGGTAAAACAAAAAATCCAGATTATTTTTCTCCCGCTGATATGGGAAAAATAGATTTTGAAATACTTTATTCTGGTATAAATACGAATAAAACAAATAAGGTTTCTAAGAGCGCGTTTCCTATATTCTCTTTTATTAAGCAATATCCAATAATTGGAGAAATAGTGTACATAGTCTCTGGTCCTTCTGATGGACTTAACGATAATTACAAGAATCAAAAACTTTTTTACTATCCTCCTTTCTCTTTGTGGAATGCTGTCAATCACAATGCTTTTCCTAACATGCAGCAATACGCTGATTTTTTAAAAAGCTATTCGGCAGAACCTGGATACGAAGGATCTACGGATTATTCTCAAGCCAAGCTTCCTCTTGGAGTTTATTTTTCTGAAAGCGATAAAGTTAAAAGTCTTAAGCCTTTTGAAGGAGACTCTTTAATAGAGGGTAGGTTCGGTCAATCTATCAGATTTGGAAGCTCTAACTTATATAGAGGAGATAATGATACTTGGTCAATAGGATCTCCGATAAATGTATCCAATTTAAACAAGCCCATAACGATAATTATAAATGGTCAGGGAAAACCCTCTGTAAAAAATTCAGATAAGTTCTCTCCAACAGTAGAAGATATATCTAGGGACGATTCTTCAATATATCTAACTTCAGGACAAATATTAAGAACTTTAAACGTTTCCGACATTAAATCTTCTGGAGCGTATACGTTTCCCTTTTCGGGCAATCAAGCTCTTATTACTTCTGATAGAGTAATGCTCTATTCAAAAAAGGAAAACATACTTCTATACTCCAGAAAAAACGTTGGTATATCTACAATAGAAAATGTTACTATAGACTCAGTTCAAACAATAGTAACATCTAATAAAATACTTCTTGGGGATGCTTTTGCTACCGAAGCCGCAATGCTAGGAGATTCATTTACATTTCAATTTATCAGACTTTTACAAAATTTAGAAAATGCTGGTATTCAATTAAAAATGGCTTCTGAAAAAAATCTCACTCCAATACAAATAGCAGGTACTGTAATAGAAGAATCGGTAAAGAGTATGATAGGCTATTTGAATGATAGACGTCATCTATCAAAAACAGTCAACGTTAAGTAATGGCAAGTAAAGCAAATATATCTAAAGTAAGTCCTCAAGCAAGAAAGACTTTCGGTATTCCAAGTGGACAAACCACAGCTACTGGATTGGAAAAAGCGATATTCATAGCAGGACAGGGAATATTGAAAGCTCAGTTCGCTATGGACGGTTTTTTCTACGGAAAATTTCAATACGAAGGAGATAATAAGATTAAAAAAGCCATAGATACAGGAGTAGTTAATTTGCTTGAAGACCTATCTAACGTAGATCTATGCAATATACTTAATTACGCAATAAATAGGGTACCAGGATTAAAACCATTTGATCCGGAAAATAAGCCTACGGATCCTTTAGGATTAGCCAAATACACCATCCAAAAGGCCGCCTATGATGTTCAAAAAAAGATAGATGGTTTCAGCTCGAGCTATTTAGAATCCGGAAATCAGGAGTCGAAAGCAAAAGCTGTATACGACGTAATACAACAGATAAAAGATGCTTTTAAAGAGATA